TTGCGAGCCGGGAGTTATATTAACACAATCCAATATCGTGTCCTCCCGGCCTCGCTCGTTGCGAGCCGGGAGTTATATTAATAATTTTGACTTGATTTTTTATTTTTTTGGATGTATATTATAGGCATGAAAAAACAAATTACATTTTCCGGTGACACTTTAGAGGTCGTTGCAGATTTATTAGACGATATTGTTCTAGAAGAATACGTCGAGCCTGCAAAGACTAGGCGTTCTCGTGCTGAAGCAAAAAGTCAAAAGACCGTTTTTAATACATACAAAGACAAGGATGGCCAAGAAAAGACTGTCGAAACAAGACTCATAGACTCATCTGCAGGTGGCTGGAAATTCAAATCAGAAGAACACGCAATAAAAAAACGTAAGTTAAGAGATTTTGATTCAAAAAAGAGGGCCTTGCTTGGACGAGAGGTTGGGTCGCATACGCCATGCTCAGAAGAAGACATGCCTTTAAAAAGAGAGATGTATAATTCGCTTGAGTTGTTCTGCAAGACTATATCTCCTAACGCCTTTTATAGACCTTTTTCAGAAGACCACATAAAATACATTAACATGTTAGAGGAATGTCTAGAATATGGCGGTCAGGCGGCTATTGCCTTACAGCGAGGTGACGGAAAGACGTCTATTGCTAAACATGCGGCACTGTGGGCGGTGTTGACTGGGCGAAGAAGATACTTCGTTCCCATTGTCGCGACTGGAAGCGAAAAGAAGTCATTTCAAAATGACGTTTATATGATATTGGACACTTCCGAAGGACTTGCCCGCTATTACCCAGAGGCCGCTTTTTATTTTAACGCACTTGCTAGAACTCCCGGAAAAGCAAAGGGACAAATGTCTAATCAGGTCCCGACAATGATAAGTGTTGGTTCTGTTATATCTTTCCCATATGTCTATAATGATAGCGAAAAATTGGAATTTTGCTCGCAAGCACGAATCGAATCAAGGTCTTTGCTTGGAGCAATTCGAGGTATGCAGTATATAACACCAACAGGTGAAATACTTAGACCAGACTTTGTTCTTTTTGACGACTGTCAGACAAGAAAATCTGCCGCGTCTGCGACTCAAACCAAAAATAGGCTTGATATCATTAATGCAGACTGTTTAGGGTTAGGTGGTAAAGACGTCACACTTGCCGCTGTTTTTGCATGTACCGTCATCAAACCAAACGACCTCGCTGATACAATATTAAAATCTTGGACGAGCGTAAGAGGTAAAGCACTATATAAATTCCCAACAAACAGGGAAGCTGTAGACAAATATGTCGGGTTTAGAAAACTACTGCGTCAAGAGAAATATAATATTGTAGAAATAAGAAAAAGGACAACTGAATACTACATAACCCACAGGGCAGAACTTGAGGAGGGTGCCGAGGTTGGAAACCCGCATAACTTCGACCCGGCTAATGAAGTTTCTGCAATACACGCGGCTTTGAATGCGATAGCGGACAAAGGCATGGACGCATTTTTGTCTGAATATCAAAACGCCCCAAAAGACGAAGAAGATTATATAGATGCAAAATTAGCAAAGTATTCAGATTTTAAGACTAACGATTTAAAAAAGTACGAAGCTCCGTTGTTTACCGACAGAATAACTTGCGGAGTTGACGTTGGCGATGAAATTCTTTTTTATACTATATTGGCGACAACGCAAGACGGGTCGACTTCTGTTGTCGGGTATGGGACAGTTCCCGAACAACACGGGTCGTTCACAGCGGCTAACCCGAATGTGAAATTGAGCTCGATGTACCCTAGCGAGACCAAAATATACGACGGGCTTAAAGACTTGTTTTCAAAACTATACGAATTAACTTTAACAGAGTGCAATGGTATAGGGCACAGGATAGAAAAAGTGTTTTGCGACGGTGGATACATGCCGGAGGTTGTCGTAAAGGCAATAAACACTGTACCGCGTGGTTTTGTAGAAATGAGCATAGGTACCGGAATACCGGCGTCCAAAAAACCAATATCTGAATATACAAAAAGAACAGGTAGAAGACGCGGCAACAACTGGTATTACCCGACGACAAAGAATAAGACGATGAGCAGGTACATCTTAATAAATACGTATTATTGGAAAGACGTCTTAAATCAAAAAATATTACTAGGCGCCGCCGAAAGAGGTCTTACGTTATACGGCGATGACATGCTTAAACATATTGTATTTGTGGACCATCTAACAGCAGAAACGTTTGTCCCGGAGACGGCTAACGGCAGAACCGTTAATAAATGGAGTAAAAAGCCCGGCAGAACCGAAAACCATTTTTTCGATTGCGCTGTTTACGCATTAACAGCCGCAGATACCGTTTCCGGCGGCGGATTGCCCCCTCTGGGCGCGGGCGATATCGAACCGATAACCGAACCCCCCAGAGCCATAAAATCAAACCTTGCCCCCATTCCGGGCAGAAAAACCGTATCTAAAATTTTTGAAAGAAAAATCGGAGTTGACATTGAAAAAATGGAAAACAATGTTATATTACCAAAAAGCAGAATAGCGAGGATGCACAATGAAAGAAGACATTAATTTAGATATTGACGTCAAGGTTGCAAATAAAGACGTCAAGGTTGCAAATAAAACTCACGATTGTGTTTTCTATACCGTCGCCGGTAAAAAGTATTGTTATATATGCGGGAAAGTTAAATAATGGCGTGTGTTGACAAAGAAAAAATAAAGCGCGTTTCAGTAGACGGCTCGATTGTAGAGATCGATACCGACAAAGACAAAAAAGATTCGGAACTTCAGTCTAAACGCAACTTAACTAAAATTCTTATGTCTGGAAAATTGCCATTTTTCGTCAAAAAGTTTATGCCACCAGGAGGTAAACTGTGACAGATTATGAAATAGTTAGCGCCCCGTTGAATGTAGTCGTCTCGGCGGGAAACAATAAACGAAACGTCAAAAAATCGGCAAAGCTATCATATGACGCAGCTAACACAAATCGCCATAATCGGGGTTTGTGGGAAAATGCGGACAATTTGGCCGTTAAAGACTTCAATTCAGCCTCAGTCAGGAAGACGCTACTTTCACGGGCGCGCTACGAAAGTCAAAATTCACCATACGTAAAAAACATCACAAGAGTTGGTCCTGTTTTTTTAGTTGGTAAAGTCCCACATTTGAATGTGACAGAAAACGAAGAAAGGACAGATTTGGCTGTTGCCATTAATCGTGCTTGGATCGAATGGTGTAGATATAAAAACTTTGGAAGAAAGTTGAGGGTTTTGGACGAAGCGGCAATGCGCGACGGCGAGGGATTTGCAATCATTGTAGAAAGCGCTCTCGGTGAAGAAGACGAACTTATGATTCCAAAATTTGACGTTCTTCTTGTCGCGACTGAAAGAATGACATCAAGCGAATTTGGCGACAATATAGTTGACGGTCTGTCTATTGATCCAAAGTCCGGTTACGTAAAATCTTATACGTTAAAAGACGGTCAAAAAGAGCAAAAGATCGACGCTAAATACGTTTTACACTGGTTTTACCAAGATTATCCGGAACAGTACAGACAAGTCCCTGAACTTACAGCAGGACTGCAGTTACACGCGCAACTCCGTAGCTACACAACGTCACAAGTAAAAACCGCGCAAAATATCGCAGACAGGTCTATGTATATCGTCGCTGATGATATGACGTTTGATGACACTGTTATAGGGCAGGTATCTGAATCTGACGAACAATATCTTTCAGCTTTTGAGTCATTATCTGTAGATGAAAGAGACGCGATGTATATTATGCCGCCCGGATGGGAGCCTAAATTTGCCCCAAATAATTTTCCCGCACCTGCGTTTTCAGATTTTCACGACAGTGTTGTTACAATAGGCGCATCTGGAACTGGAACACCGCTAAATTTAGCGACTGGAAACAGCAGAGGGTACAATTACGCGTCGGCCCGCATGGACCATTTGACATATTCGAAAAAAAGGGAAGTGGACCAGTACGATTTATCGTGCATTATTCTTGACAAAGTCGCAAAATTTTTTATTAAGGGTATGCTCGATGTTCTAAAAGTCCCCGAGACAAAATATCTGGAACTTGATTGGGACTGGCAATTTGACGTTGCTTCTCCGGCTGATGAGTTTGTCGCGGCAAAAGCTGCGGCAGCAAGACTTGAGGCTGGTGTTACAAGTGAAATATATGAGGCACAGAGATTCGGCGTTAACCCGTGGATCATGGCGAGCGAAAGACATAGATATAAAAGCTATCTTGCAGAGTTGGGCTTAGTGGAAAGTAATAAAGGAGAGGGTGTAAAATGAGTAAGATTTTTTACGATGGACCTCTTTATACCGGTGTTATAGTTCCACATTATGGGTTCAATATTGCATTTGATATATCGGGCGTTGATTTTGTTGGACATGTGCCACTTCTTGCTGACCACATTTCGTGGAATATAAGATCACGACTTGGTGACGTAGAAGTCGTCAATGTCGCGGACGATTATTCACAGCTTTTCATTAATTCTTTTGTTGAAGAAAAAAATCTCGACAATAGCGGGATTGAGATGTTTGAAAAATATGGTGTATCTATGGGCGTAGATATAGTTTCACTAGAAACACCTAAAACTCTTTTTGAAAATGGCGTTGAATTTATAAACGGAAGACCTATAACCTATTATAATAACGCCGATTATATTGTGACTAAGTCGCTTGTAAAAGAAGCGTCTTTGACAAATGGTCCAAAAGACCCGAACGCCGTACTTACAAGGAGGTAAAATGGCTAAAATTGTAAAAAACGTGCGAATGGCAGTCGCGCGCGCTTTCAGAGGAAGCGAAAATGACACTGCTGAGGCTGTAACGCCTCCAAATGGCGTTCAGACCATCGAAGCACCGGACGTTTCCGTTGCGGTGGATGAACGGGTCGAGAGCCGCCTTGGTAAAGAGACGCCGAAAGGTGCAAACTTGAGCGAAACGCCTGTGGTTCAACAGCCTGTGGTTCAACAGCCTGTGGTTCAACAGCCTGTGGTTCAACAGCCTGTGGTTCAACAGCCTGTGGTTCAACAGCCTGTGGTTCAACAGCCTGTTAACCTCGGAGCTCCTAACATTCACATTGCGACTTTGGGACAGCCGAGTCAAGCGCAGAGCGATCTTACACAGGGGGCTGTCGACATTGCGTTTGCGCGACTTATGGGCGTTACCGCAAACATGGGGTCGGAGCAGGATAACGAACGTGCGGACCGGCTCATTCGTCGTGGGTTTGGTCTCCAGCGAGCAGTTATCGAGCTTGCGAAACTTGGCGGGGTTGAGGTGGACCGTATTACCGGCGGAAACGTAGGCCGTGTTCTTGCGGCGGCGTCTTATACGTCAAAGTTTGGCGGTATTCCGCAGTCGGCTGGACTTTCCAGCGGCGGCATGACAACTTTCAATCTCCCACAGGCGCTTTCAAACGCCGCAAACATGATCGTTTTGCAGACTTCTCAGGGAATTGATGAATCGTACAAGGACATTTCTGTCGTTTACAACCACGACCGTTATGAAACCTTTAAACTCATTGGAACTGGCGGCGATTTTCGTCTTAAGTCCTTGGGGATGAACGGCACGATTGAACATGCGAAGTTTTCGGAAGAGGTGTTCACAAACGAGATTGACATCAAGGCCATCATGACCGTCATTGACGAACGCGCCATCGTTAACGACAGCGTTGGGGCCTTTGCGTCGACAATCGGCAACATGGCGCGAGACGCTATGGTGACCTTTAACGATGACTTTTGGGCAAAATTCATCGACGATTCAACTTTTTACAGTGCCGCCAATGACAACGTCGTTTCAAACAACGCCCTGTCGCAGACTGGATTGACGGCCGCCGTTCAAAAGTTGGAGCTCATGAAACGCGACGGAAAACTCATTGGAAACCGAGCGTATGCGCTTGTTGTTCCCACGCAGTTGAAAGTTGTGGCGATGGGGCTTATGGCGTCTATCATGGCGACCAAGGTTTCAGATTTCAATCCGTACGCTGGAATGTTCAAGGTCGTCTCGAGCCCATATCTTGCCGATGACCCGACTTCATGGTATTTGACCGTACAGCCGATCGGACGCGCCCCGATGACTCGCGGATATATCGGCGGTCGCGAATACCCCACCGTTGAAAGTTCAAATGCGGACTTTAACCAGTTGGGAATTCAGACACGTTGTCGTTTTGATTATGGTGTTAACCATTTTGACCCGCGCACTTCGGTGAAGTGTCTTGCGCCGGTTGCAGGAACAGGAGATTAATATGGGACGATTTGTAAGAGAAACACCTTTTCAGCACGTTTTTGCCACGGCGAAAACTGCAGGTGATTTTGTGAAAGTTGGAACTGTCGTAGGGATGGTTTCTGGAAGTGTTGCCGCAGGAAAAGCAGTTGCGGTTATTACAGAGGGTGTGGTTGAAGCAGAGTCGTCGGTTGCGGCTATTGCAATTGGTGACACGGTTTATATTGACCTTGCAACTCAAAAAGTCAATGTAACCTCCGGGGATGGCCTCGGAGTTTGTGTTGAAGTTCCCGCCACTAAAGTAGGTGGAATTTGCAGAGTCTTGCTGCGCCCCACTGAAGCTGTTGAGGCACAGACAGGTTCATAAAGCTATAGATGAGTAATATACTTCAAATAGCTAACGAAATTCTTTCCGACACACTGAAAAGTGTTGTCGGAGAGAATTTTATTTATACTCGCGGAGATTACTCGTTTACTTTTTGTGGCGTAATTGCATACAACCCAAAAGTGGAGCAGAATGTGATATCTGGCGAGATAGGAAGTTATTCAGATGTCTTTTCTGTTATTTTAGACACAAAAAATTTTTTATGGGATATTTTAGGGGCACCACAACAGCACGACTATATCACCAATTCAAAAAATGAAAGATTTTCAGTTACCAAGGACATAGGTGTAGGATTCTCTTTAGGTGTTTCAACTTGGCGTTATTGCGACGCGTATAAACACAGGATGAGGATATTTGTGAGGGTTGAAGAAAATGCTTACTGACATGATAAATAGGCTCGAAAACGACGAAAGGTTTGGGATAAGTTTTCAAGCTACGGATGCTTTTATATCCGACTACACCGCAGATGAAGAAATAAAAAAATACTTCACTACGTCAAAACGTGGCAATGAGGTAATTGGGGACCGTAACGGCCCAACGGCAAAAGTGTTTTTTGAAGTAAAAATATATGCCGTTGCAAAAGGCAAAAATGTCGAGGACGTTTTTTTCTCTATAGCAAGTGCCGCAGAGGAAGTCTGCGATATTATAAATGCACTTAGGTACGTTGTCGTAAAAACGATAACGTACCCTATTCAGCAAGACAGATTTTTGTGTGCAACTGTGGGGTTTCAATACATTGGCTAGTATTTTTAACGACGCTTTTAAAAGAAAATTAGAAACTTCACAAGAGAAGTTTTTAGGGGTTATTGGTTCATACTGCAGGACAATAATGCAGAGGTCCATAAGGCGCTCGTCAAAGTATATGAAAAAATCACAGCCTGGGGCACCTCCTATCGCGCACGCCAGAAGCGGATATATATTTAAAAAAGGAATAGCCTTTGATGTCAAGGCGAACGAAAAAGCTGTTTACATAGGCAGTCTCAGAATGCCCGATCTGAAATTAGCGGAGACTGGACAAACCGTTCCAGGTGCTATGGAAAATGGGATGAGGCGACATAAGGAAACCATAGTCAGTCAAAATTGGTTATCTTTCTTAGGAAAGACGGATAAAAAAAATATAACAGACTATAATATTATGGTGAAGATGATAGGGAGACCGGCACCAATAAGGATAGGGTTAACAGGGAGTGCGGTCCCTGTTTTTTCAAATTATCTCCAGCAGACTGTTTATGTTCAGTATGCCACAATATTGAACATGAACATGGCGAGGAGGTCTATAGAAATAATGTACAAATACTTTGGCACCCCAACGTTTGAAGCCAACGTCACAGTTGCCCCGCGCCCTTTTGCGAGACCGGCATTAATTATGACATTGCAAACGCAATTAGATAAAGCTATAAAACAGGGCTTTAAAAGCCTACAATAACAAAGACAGGAGGTAAAAATGAATGAACCGGTATTAGGATATCAGGGTGGGCTTTTTCACGCCACCATTACCGAAACCGAAGGTGTTGTCACCGCCACAAAAGGTGCCGAAATTTTGGTTATTCGCGACCCCGCACCGGACGACAGTCGCGCTGAAGCGCCAGCGTCGTATCGGCATGACAGGCAGTTTGTTACCATGGCGAGCGGCCGTAGGACGCTTAATATTGGCGTCACGCTTGGCGTTCAACCCACAGACGACGACTACAACTTCTTTCGTGAAAATTACGAAGCAAATACGCCGGTTCCTTTGTGCTTTTCGACAAACGTTGATGACACGAAGCCGCACGAAGAGGTATACGGAATGTTTACAATATCGAGTTTTTCATCGAGCGGAAACGACGACGGCGTTCAGGAAGTATCGCTTCAGCTCCGTTTCGCCGGTATGTATCACTTTGTCGAGCCGGTAGCGGGGACTTAATATGAAAATTAACGTAAAAGGTAAGGAGTATGTCGCAAGCCTGACATACAGCACCGTAAAAAAAATCAAAGACCTTATTGGGATTGATTTGCTTTATCTCAACTCCAACATGCTGACGGCGGTAGCGTCGTCAATGGTCGTCAGGGGAGAGATTGTCGAGGCACTTTTTGACAAGGTCGATTTTTCTGAAATGACCAACGATGAATTCAAGAAAAACGACGAGGCTTTTCAAAAGGAATTTCACATTTTTTTTACGGAGATGGACCTCAAGGAAATTGCGGACGCGTTCAAGGAAGCGATAGACAACATAAACCAGCAGGTAAAAGCGACAAAGGTAGAAAACCCGATGGAAAAAACACAGACGGAGTCAACCTTAGACTAATATTTTTGAAGATGGCTGGTGAGGTTGGCGTGTTACCTGACACGCTAACCTTTTTTGAGGTCAAAGAAATGGCAAAGGCCGCATACAACAAATCTACCACGCAGTCTATAGAACAGGCGGCCGTATTATTTTCGGGTAAAAAATATAAACCAGGGTCTTTTAACCCTTATTATGAAGCGCCAAAAATTTCAGGTTGGGATAGCACAATACAGGCGTTAAAGTCCATGGGAAAAGAAAGCAAAAGAGGTGGCAGAAATGGCTTCAAGTAAACTTGCAGGGGACGCGCAGGTAAGGGTGTCTATATTAGACAATACTAAGCCGCAAATATCTGCCATAGAAACAGAATTAAATAAGCGTCTAAAGTTCCATAAGATAAAAGTCGGAATCGGAATGGCCGACTATAAAAACATGTTTCTTAAGGACGCTTTGCTTTTAAAAAAGCAAGCCTCCAATGCCTTTTCTGGTTTTACCGACAGGGCAAAACAAGAAATATTGGACTTCAATAAATTTTTACAGTCACAAAATATCGTGATAAAGCCCCCTAGGTTCGATATAGGGGCGTGGTCGAGCCAAATGGCACAGATGCGCAGGATGTACAAGAGCGCAACGACAGTCCAACCAGATAGACCATTTACTCTTACTGCGGCAGAGCGTGGGCCGAACTTTATTTTCAGGGGAGTAGACTACGGTAGCGATGGACCACGAGTGGCATCGTATCCGCTTTCGCCTAGGGACGAACCGGTATCAGCATCTATGGCTATGGTCCCATATAATTTTCACCGGGTCGATAGGGTGCGCGAAAATTATATAAGACAAAAGGCCGCCGCAGATGCAGAAGCCTCGCGGTTAAGAAGCGAAGAATTCAATCGTAATATTTACAGGCGCGAGAACTGGGTTAACACCGCAATGGATTCTCCGCTTGGCGTCGACCCGTCTATGGCTATGGTGCCATACGGATATAATTTTGGCGACAGTGGTGTTCCATATAGCACTATGTTTAGAAACGCCGTTCGAGGTCAAAGGTTAAGCACCAGAAAAAAAGATAGAGACTTAATGTGGCGTTATTACAGACGTCGCATTAATTCAGGTTTTAACAGAGGTGCTGGTGCCATTTCAGACAGCACTAGGGCTTTGGCAATAGGCGCGAGAAGATTCGACCCTGCTGGCATATCACCTTACGTGGCATGGCCTTATTTACGTGGTATTTTTTCAAGTTCTGCACAACCGGCAAGCGATTTTTCAAAATTTGAAAACACCGCTATCGCCTTTGGTGGGCCAGGTGCAGAAGCGCAGAGACAAAGCATACGAAATATTGCCATGAACGCTGGCAACTATAACACCAGTCCTACACAAAGAGCTGAATTGCTTGCGAACTTGGTAAAGACAACTGGTTCGATAGAATCAGCAAAGGCCCAGCTTGACGATTTTGTAAAATTGCTTGTTGTCGGCGGCGATGAAGTAAACAGCTCAGAAGTCATAAGACAGGTTGTTGCCACCGGAAACATCTTCGGGCTGACTTCCCCTGAGAGAAAAATGATGATAAGCAAAATAGCTAATGCCGCCAACGTCTCAACGGCTAAGATAGGCGACATAATCCACGGTATGTCTTATTCGGCTTTACCGGCGAGTCAGTTAGGGTACAGTCAAGATCAGGTAATAGCTACAATAACGACTCTTTTGGAAGCAAATTTGTCGGCGGAAAGAGCAGGTACTGCGACTCGTGAATTTTTTGCCAGAATGGGCCACAAGAAAGCGCGTAAAGAAATTGCAAAACTTGGACTCAACCCTGATGAAATATCAGGTGACGTATACAGAATCGTTGATTCAATATCAGCAAAGCTAAAAGGGATGTCGCCAAGTGAACAATCAGGAATAGTTAGGGAAATATTTGGTCAACGTGGGATGTATGCATTTACTGCACTACAGAGTAGACCTGAGTTATACGGAAAATTATATGGCGACATATCTGCAACGTCACAGGATTACATTGACACTGCGTCTTCGGCAATCATACAGGGGACGTATTCAGAATTAAATAAACTAAACAACATGTTAGAAGAAATGAGAATCACACTTGGAGAAAAACTTGTCCCTTTAATTATTTCTGTGACTGATAAATTTGGTGGCGCACTTATAGACAATATAGACAAGATTGTTTATTCTTTTGGTGCGCTTGCAGGTGTTTCAATAGGTTCAAGCGTTGTTTCCAATGTGTCGCAAATGGTTAGCAATCTTGCAGAATTGAACAAAAAAGTTGGTGCACTTAAGATTGTAAAAGGGGCACTTCTCGTATCGATCGGAATAGGTGCGTTCAAACTTGGTAACGCTATTTCTGACTGGTTAGGTTTTTCAGACCCAAACAGCGACAGATTTTTGGCACCGTGGTTTGAAAAGGAAACCAGGCGTACTGCATCACGCCCAATAGACACAAAGTCACAGAGGACGCTCCGTGGCCTTGGTAAGCCAGGGTCACAAGCGACCAGCGACGGTTTAACAATGCAAGAAGAGGGATATAGCCTCGAGTTAATTAGGGCGCAACAGGCAATAGACCAAATGAGTCAGCCATTTGGTTATCTGAAAGCAAGAATGTTCGACGTCACCAAAAAAGGTTATAATGAATATGACGCTGAATATAAACCAGCACTTTCAGAAGTGCCATACGAAAATAGATTTCTTCTTGAACTAATTAACAGTTATTCTAACAGAAAAAACATCGGAACGTCGGTGCTGGCAACCCCATCACAAAAAGAATATGGCTTGCCACTCACTAAGATTGCCGGTGGGCTTTATGACATGGCAATCAAGTCAACGTCTAGTGTCGTTGCATCATCATTAATATCAAATATCTCGACGCCTATTGGAGCTATGGTGAACTCTATTTTTTCAGATGTTATATCTGGAAAGAAGATGAACACTGGGTTAATAGGCATAAAAGGATATAGGCAGGGGTTAATTTCAACCGCTGGAAGTTATAGCACTGAGGGCGCATACCAAAGCACAATGATAGAAAGTTATCAAGAGGCCATACAGCGTAACATTGAAGTTATAGTGCAATTATTAACAACAATTTCCAATAAAAAAGGCATACAGTATGTTGATTGATTTTAAACAATTAGATTATCCCGGCGATGAATTCGGTCTTGATACTGAACAAAAATACCTAATAAGGTCAACAATAGACTTATCATCCGTTACGCATTTTACTGACATAAAAGCTGTAGATGTCATAGAATCGGCAATAAGCTGGGCAAAGACTGCGACGCAATATGAACTGACTCCGCCGATACCTGCAATAACTGTAGATAACGTCCCAATACCATATGAAATAGCCCGCTCTTCATGTTCGGCCTCCATGTTGACGGACTCTCAAGATGGGAATATTTGGGACGTATTATTAGTTTTTAGAAATCCTAACCTAGACGGCGCTACCGGTGACGGAGAGCCTTTTACCATTAAGGACGTTCAAATAAGTTTTTCTTCGACTGGAGAAACAATATCAAAGACTATGGCCCCGGTTGAGGAGGCTTATGGCGAAGGTGCAAACTTAGGGAACGCCATCGGGTGCGTGATAGACCAAAATGGAAAAGTTGTTAGAATCGGAGGTATGACTGTCCCAGACGATGTGACAAGAATAACTTTGCGTTGTAAAAGAAAATGGTCTGACACCTATAAGGCGCTGTACTTACTCGCTTTATCGAGACTCAGGGACAAAGTTAACAACAGTATATTTTTGATATTCCCTGTAGGTTGCGTAAAATATGAGTCGTTTTCAATAAGCGCCCAAAGATATAACGGATATTTTGAGTGCGAATACACATTTTTGTTACGTAACCCCGAAAGGAGGTACGTAACAATAAATGATGTCGGCCTACGTAAATATATAATAAAGGGAAAGACGGCGGCTGAGGACGTTGTCGTAGAAAGAAACTTGGTTTTGACTTCTGAAACAGACGTATATATTGAAAAACCTAAAGGTTGGACGTATATTGAGTTTACTGCACGAGCAAATAAATTTGAGAAAACTGCAATTTTTACAGGTGGGACTGGAAAAAAAGAAAAAGAGCCAACCGTGAGCGAAACGATAGACGCCGTAAGTGATATTTACACAGAGGGCACACCTAAAATAACCGGATATAGATTTTTAAAAATACACGCCGAAGATGATTTTAGCATTTTGGATTTAGATTTGGGACGAATGCAAATCCCCGGTGCGGCAATATTGCCAACCGATTATCCGGAACTCCCTCCGATAGGAGGTACGATAGGCCCGAGTAACCCCTGATATCTCAATAGTTAGGCCTATAGGATCAACGATATACGGAGAAGCGGGTTTATATACGTTACAACTAAACAAGGGGCTTTAAACCGCTTGTTTTTTTTATTTTAAATGCTTGATTTTTATGCTTTAGATGTATATTACAAGTAATAAAACACCGGTGGAGCAATGGACAGTCTTTATAAAAGAATTCAAAAGGGCGAAAGCGCTGGGTCGCCATCTGCAAGCATACAGAATAAGTTAAGGGAGTCCGCACAAAAGACTATACAGAAAAATAATCTGTATAGTGGACTATCTGGGTTTGAGGTAGTGGAGGAACCCGAAAGCGAATCTGTAGACGTCAATACTGAAACAATTGTCAATATCAATTTATATACTCAGCAGTGGATTGTAGATATTGACGCTGGAACATGTACATGTACCGGGGGCTATATCGTGGTGAACAACACGGTTTTAATAAATTTGGCTGGAAGTGTTGTTAATTTTTATGCGGGCAATAACAATCAGGTGTTGGTATGCCAAATCAATCCCGACTTTAGCGTACAGTGGGTTTGGGGAGCGCCGGGGGCCTCTTCCGTCGTTGCAGCCAAGCCATCTGTTGTGTGCTTTTGGCTTGCGCTTGGTACAAGCACCCCATTGAGACAAAACGCGAGGTTTTATGAGTATATAACTTATATCGCGACAAACCCGGTTATAGGAGTATAACGTGAACGTACCCGCGAATGCAACACTCACTGGAAGAAAACTTTATGGAAGCTCCGGGCGTGTCGCCTTTATAAATCAAACGAGCAGTTCTTACGTTAATCATGCGTCAACGTCGGTTGATACGTATCAAAACGGCACTGTACCTTATACGCCGACTTCTGCGGCTGGGTATGAGATAAAAGGTTCGAACCCTTTTGTGGCTTCGGCATCGATAGTGTCCCACGTCGGTGAAATGCCATTCAAAAGTCATAGGACGTCCACCGTTGGCTCGAATGTCGTCACCCTGTATACAAACGGTGGGCAGACCGCGACAAACTTACAAGAGGCTCCGGGGGATATCGTCGTAAAGGTCCCGGTGCCCGATACAATCCTTTACCCCTCCGGCATGTATGTCAATTCAGGGCGAGTTTCTGCGGCTGACGGAATAGCCGGTTTCTCGAATGGACTGTACAGCAACGGTATAGCGTGTACATATCCGCGCAGTTATTCAACGTACGCATATGTCACTCAGACAATAACCGATGGGACCGTCACAACTACAACCAAGTTCAACAGCACATTTTTTACCACCACAATATCAACCGTTGGCGGGAAGTTTCGCGGCTCTGGGAAAGAAAAATATGTGTCGCTGTATCAAACATCAACGCATACATCATTTGCAACGTATCCGTCTGCCCCTTATTATTTTAATGGGCATATTGCATATTTCAAAAGTGGAGCGTTTTACACTACGCCAATAAGTATTATTCAGCCATTTTCGTCATCTGTGTATCTTACGTCATTTGGTACAATTACAACGGCGACCGGAGCGAACGGCTATACAGCGCAGGATATGACTTATTATAGCGTAACATCACTATACCATATATGGACTTATTATGGTGGTGTTATTGGGGATAGAACAATAACAAATGGGTACGAGGGGCACTATACCGACCTGTCGCGTGTACTTGCTTCATATGTTCATCCGCAATATGGCCTTGAAACCTTTGTTTCGGACTCTTACGGGGTGGGATATTACGCTACATCTGTGTCCAACCACGGCACAACGGAGTATGTTAATAGCGATACACATAATGCATCTGTTACCTATTTTGATTACAACGGCACGCCATATGCCAAGCCATTAACTTATTACAGAATATCAACGCAAACAACTATTATGTATGGTCGAGGTGATATGTTCACGTCTATGCCAACTAATATTTACAGTCCAGTTAACTCATGGACAAGCACTGTCGCGACAAACAGTTATTCCACTCTTCACGGGAATATAGAAAAAAGCACAGTTGCAACCATAGACTGGTATATTTCTAGTGCTGGGTATATCGCAACTATGCAATCAATAAATATCGGGACGGCTTTTTGGTCGCCCGTTTTTTACGGGCAATTGAGCATAGGTGATTATATGTCTACCTACGTGACCGCATGGGCAACTACAAAAACATATTCCGCCGACTGGGGGATTGTTACGGTGTTGAGTACACGCCAAACAACACAAATGCGGAGTACTCGGCTGGAGTTGCCCAGTATGCTTAACAGCAACATACTAACTAATTACGCTCTTGACGGAACCCAGCATTATAAAGGGGTGGCATTTAGTCTTTGGTCAAATCATACGGACCTCAGAACCTACACGTCAAGGCTTGTCTGCGTGTCCCCGGCAACGATAACCAATACGCTTGTTACCGGCACGGCGACGAACTTTTCGAACGGGGTTTACGGTTGTGCTTGTCGGATGGTGGCTCCAACGTTTTGGGGGAGTTCTATGATTAATATTACATTGACAAGCGTCATGTCGTTTACCGGCGACGGGATTTACAGCAACGCCGGACGAAAATTTTCAGTGAAAGATACGCTGGTGTATCCTATCGACATAACCGGAACGTACTTGGCGTACGGTTCTTATGTCACAATTACGCTTCCTGCGGTGAATACGAATAACACTGAATGGATAAATTCGAAGATACAGGGATTTGACGAAATGAATGATTGTTTTGGTGATCGATTAATGGAAATAGAAACGGACTATTAAGGAGAAACTTATGAAATATGAATACGATTTCCGGGACGGCTTGCGTGTGATAATTCCACCCGGCAAAAAACTGAAAATCGATATGATGATTGACAATATCGTTATGCAGGGCGGCGAGGTCGACACGACTAACGGCGAGCCCTTTGTCGCCATGACGAATATTAAATACAACGTCGACTGGACCGTTGCCATTTATGAGGATGGAAAACGGGAGGAGATTAAGCCCGTTCGTGACGACAAGGACGTTCTAATCATCGTGCCGGGCGGCGGGCTCGGCGATAATATTGCATGGTTGTCGTACAGCGTGCTGTATAAAAAACACCACCAATGCAAATCGCTGACTATTGCTGCCTCGCCAAAGGTTTACGAGCTTTTTGAGAAACAATATCCGGGAATCACGTTTATCAGCAATGAACCGTTCGAAACGGTGACACCGGATAATTTTGACGAACTGTTCAAAAATTACCCTGTGGTATTTCGGTTGGGATGCTTTTTCGGAGACGACGGGCGGTTTTTCTGCCCGGTCGATCATAAACTAACCGGGCTCCATCATATTGCAGGATATGTGCTCGATATCCCGCGCGGGGATTATCCGCTGGAGCTTTCCCCGGAAATTTACGAAATTCAGCCGGAAAATCAGGTCACGTTTGACCATAACGGTTCGGCTGTCGTCAAGACGTGGCTCCGCCCCAATGCATGGGGCGAGCTTGCCGTGAGGTTGGGCGAAACAAAAATAAAAATGGTCGGGATCGGGCGAGAACGGGACAAAATAGTTGCGTGGTGGGTCAATCGTTTCCCCGAAAACTGTGTTGACGATACCGGGGATAAACCGCTGGTCGACCGGTGCCGGGAAATTCGAAAATCGCGGTGCTATGTCGGAGGATCAAGTGGTCTTGCATGGCTTGCGTGGTGTTGTAAAACCCCCGTAGTTATGGTGGGCGGATGGACAAACCCTGTCAATGAGTTTGAATGTGATCATGTGATTAACTGGGCCATGTGTAATTCATGCTGGAACGACACGCATGGGGGCAAGGCTTTTGACCACGGTGACGGCTTCCAATGTCCGCGCCACCGTGGGGATATGTGCCAGTTCATTTGTTCTTGGAGCGTCACCGTTGACATGGTATTCGACGCAGTCAAAAAATACTTATAACAATAACCGCAGGGAGGCTTGTGTGAAAATAACAATTTTAAAAGACGAAACAAGATGTGCCGTAGACGGCATATACACTTTTATAATGGGGACAGTGTATACATTGCCAATAGAACTTGTCAAAGACGACGCCCCATATGAAAAAATTGGAATATCTCAATTTAGAATTTCTATGGACGTGGATAGGGACGAGTCAACACAGCCTATGGCGAGGGCAGTTGTCCAAGCCGACGATTATATTAATGGTAAAATGACTTGTCAGTTTGATTGTAATACTGAAAAATTTAAATCAGTCACAACAGACGTGACGAATTGTGGCGATCCAATAAAATGTTTTCTTGAAATAAGCGGAATAGATCAGGACGGTGTAGTTTTATGCAGATTTCAAATTGACGTCTACGCATTAGGGGCGGTCGACCCGGATGCGACGAAAGCGCTTGGCGAGTTGACACAAATATACTTAGCAAGAGAAGACTTCAAAAAAACTCACATAGTTGAGTTTTTTAAAGACGGGGAATGGGGTGAAGATTCTGAAAACTCCACGGCGTGTAGAATAAGACATGACGTTGGGGATTCGGCGTATACCGTTAATATACCGCTTGTCGACACAAGAATTTTTGCAAAGTTGCTCGACTTAACCACGCACAATGAGAGCGAAACCGCCCATCCCGATATCAGGGTTGAGCTGGGGAGCAAGGCGAACGCTTCGGACGTTGCGACTGCGCTTAATGGCAAGGTCGATAAGGTCGCTGGAAAAGGCCTTTCAACCAACGACTACGATAATACCGACAAATCGAAAGTAGACGCTCTGGGATCGATGTCAGCCGAGGATACGGAAGACTACCGCACTGCCGCAGATCAAGACCTGATTGACGCTGGAAAAGTTAATTCGAACGCGGCAATCACTGGAGCCACCAAAACAAAGATTACCTACGACAGCAAAGGACTTGTCACCGCAGGCGCTGACCTTGAAGAATCGGACATCCCGCATATTTCAGCCTCAAAAGTAACAGGGCTGGCAACCGTGGCAACGGGCGGCAGTTACAATGACCTTAGCAACAAGCCTCTGGACCGCGAAACAGTTCCCATGAGCATTACCGGTTATGCTGTAGAGGGCTACCCGGTTGCACGTCTCGATGATGTATATGATACGATTGAGATTTACAAAAACGCCGTTGGCCTTGCGGTTGTCGAAATGACCGTGCGCTCGGCAGATAACACGATCACCGGGAATATTGTGCTGATCCCAGTCGTAAACGGCGTTGATGGTGATCCCGTCACCATCGCGGTTACTGCGAGCTGGGCGAAAGTGTCGTTTGTGCTGGAAATTCCTGCCGGGACGCTGGCTTTACGGCGCGACCATGCCAGCACCTCGGATACGCTTAAAGATGGCGCGTCGGTCGTCACCGCGCAGGTGATTGATATCACTTATAGGAGTAGTGTACTGTGAGCAATAATCTACAAAAGATAATTGAGTACGGCAAAGACCCCTCGTGTGTTGCGTGTATCTCGCCCATGTTCGGCGGGGCATGGCACAGCACGATCAGGACCGGCGAGGGGCCACAACCTGTACTCCCTCCAGTCGCCGGGGACAGCATCGCTCAGCGCTTAGGACTGCTTGCGAAATACAACTGCGACACCTCGCAACTGGACTTTCGCCTCGCCAGCACCGCGCAAAACAACTGGTACGTCAAGACTGGGTTGTCATTTGCTGGGTGGAGCAGACCTCTGACGATCATAGGCAGGATGTATATTGCGCCGGATAATGGAGGTACTGATCCTTATGACTACGATAATAGTGTGCTACATCCATTAGTGACCCAGGGGTATTTTGCAAGTGCAACAGTACAAGATACCACACTAGTATTAGCGTATTACAATCATGATAACACTAACAGATATTTTTTGAGATTTACAATTAATGGTGCCACTTTCGTTAGTTTGAGTGCATCTCCTGTCACAGATCCGCGCGGTAAGATTGTAATCATGGCAGGCACACTCGACCCCTCTACAGGCGCATACAAAATCTACGAAAATGGCGTAGTTATACGGGCAAGTACAATTACTAGTTTGATAGGATATCAAATAACCACCGGCACTGGCGCAAATAATAATGCAGTGGCTTATCTACATCAATACAAGGACGCTTGGCAGAACCGCAACGACCGCGTTGACTGGTGCATGGTGTATGACCGTGTATTGAGCGACGCTGAAATCAAATTTTTGAGTTATGACCGTGATAATTGGGTTGACCTCAGCTTGCCTGTTGAGGCAGGTACGATTAATATCACCACGGAAGCTATCCCCGAACTAGAGTGGACGCTTCCAGATGGCACGAAGTCGACCGCTTCCACTCTGAGTCAAACAGTTGAAGCTGGCACTTTGCGGATGAAGTGCTACAAGTACGGAAAAACATTTAGGATATTAAGCGGGTCTACAGCATTGCAGAATTCTACGATTAAAGTATCAGACCTGCCACGAGTGACTAACTATCTGAGTCTCAGCACCCTTCCCGGTTTGACTGGCACGACGGCAGACCTGCCACGAGTGACTAACACTCTGTATCTACACAACATTCCCGGATTAACAGGCACTGTAATAGATCTGCCATTAAATACTGGAGCGACACGACAGATTTTTAATATGTCTGGAATTGCCGGAGCACTCCCGGTCGTATCCACAAATACCTCTGTATACTACTACAGTAATGCACAAGTCACCCCTGCTGAATATGATGAGACCATCCAGAATATCGTTGATGCCGGTGGTGTAAACGGAACATTGCGAATCAGCAATACTCGTACATCAGCAAGCGATGCCAATATTGCAACCCTACAGTCTCGCGGATGGACTGTGACTGAACATTAAAAAAGGAGACAATTTTATGATTAGGTATTTTAAAGAGATTGCCGGTCAGCTAACCGAGTATCTTAAAGACAGAAAAGGGAAAACATGGTTTGCGGATGAGGGCTGGCTCCCTTACGCCGGGACGAAGTCTATCGACTGGCTCCACATTGCTGATAATGTTGTAGTGGAATACACCGAAGAGGAGCACGACGCGATCCAGCAAACCAAGCAGGAGGCGTCAGAAACAGCTTTTTACGCCGGGCTGTATGATGGAAATCCTGACCTCAAACAGAGAGTCCGGGAGTACAAAGCGTTGCTTGAGTCTGTGGGACTGGAGCCTACCGCCAACATAACGGCGGTGACGGATTTTGTCAATAACTCAACCTTGTCGGACGCCGAAAAGATCGCGCTGGTCATGCAAATCACCGGATTATACAATAATGGTATCGTCTACAACCTATCCCACTCTGGCATTATGGACGCAGTCAGTTTCGGGTATGACAACATGGATAAGTTAATCCAATATTTACCGGAGGTCTAACAATGAGCCATTACACGTTACAACAAATTATCGTGCTGATTGATCTTGCAAAAGAACAAAAACTCGCCAACTGTAAAATACTAGATAAGTACGAGTATGATGAGGTGCTATCTATAGCAAACGGAATCGGCGCAGATTGGATGCCTGAATCGTTGCGATCACTCATTGACACGCTCAATCCAACGTTAAAAGCGGTTGCGCTGATTCACGACGTTGAATTCTACGAGGGCGGGACGCGTGAGCAGTTCCATTCCTCAAACTGCCGTTTCTACGACAACGGAATCAAAGCCGCGAAATCAACATATGGCTGGTATAACCCGCTCCGCTATCATGTCATGTGGCAAGCATGGAAATACTGGCGCTTATTGGACGAATTTGGTCTATGGGCGTGGGAAACTGAACCTGCAATCATTGACGAAACCGCGCCGAAAGGCGTTATCGAGGGTAAGTAATGGAACAAACAGCCCTGAAAGCAACCGAAATCGTGATCACTGGCATGAGCAAAGTTGAATTATTTGCCATTTTTGTGCTGGCGGTAGTCCTGATCGTCGCCGCTACGCTCGTAATGAACGTGGTAGTATCGCTCAAACTTGCAGTGTTCAAAGACATGCCACAGGAGTTGAAAGAGATTAACTCTAAGCTAAAAACAGGGGCGGACCTCCAGCGAATCGCCAAAGAGGAGGTTATGGAGCACGAGCGCCAATTCCACCTTAAAAAAACACCAAAATAAAAAATATCACCAATAAATGAAAAACAGGAGTGCCAAAATGAAACAACTCATCTTAATTATCATCGCCGTGGCGGCTTTTGCCGCCTCTATCGCCCTATCCGGCTGTAGTACAACAAAACAGGCAGTGCAGAACCTTGAAGACAAAGCGGTAACACTGTCAGGAACCTTTTTGATGAACAAGATCGTCACGATGGACGTGATCAATAAAACCCCATCTGTTATATCTCTTGTTGGCTATGGTAATTATACCAGCGTCCCTACTGGCATGGAGTTTATCCAATACCACGAAACCAGCGACGCCAGTATCTTCAATTCAGCCTCAAAGAGCACGAGTATATTTTTCCTGTTTGCTAGTTCTGAAAAGAAAAGGGCTGATGAGGTTATTTCCGCCATATCTGAACGACTGAAAGTGAACAAGGCAAAAAATGAACGTTGACACGCAAATGGGCGCGGCCTCAGTTCCGCGCCCATTTTTCTTCCAAGTTTGTGTATTCTTGTTTTATGCTATTACCTACTTCTCATACTTTTCAAGATATCTTTTTGACTGTTGACACTTAATGCATATTCTTCTTACGCCGGGTGCAAAATCCTCCTTATTTTTATTATGACAAATTTTGCAGTAATACTCAGCACGGACTCTTTTCATAATACTACCTCTTGTTTAAGGAATCTATTTTTTTTCTTACGATCTCTTCGGTCTTTTTAATAAGAAGCTGTTTAAGTTCCTCCGTATTTGTTTTATTGACCTTAAAGTCCTCCGCGGCGTCGTACCATATATCATTGTCCTGTAATTTGGACACTAATTTTTCAATAAAATAAACGTCGCCGAAATGAACACGAAAGTGACAACACGAGCACAATGAAACGCCATTTGTAATATTATACCTTGCCTCGGCTTTTGCCTTTTTTGTAAAATACCAGTGGTGGGCCGACAGTCTATTTCTTGATCCACAGATTAAGCAACGTCCATCTCTCATTTTTACCGCTTTCGCCCATAGGGAAAGCAATTCGGAACTTTTTATTACTTGCACTTTTTTCTTCACGGGATGTACTCCATTAGTAATTCTGTTATTTTTTTACTTCTGTCTTTTCCAAGGTGATTTTGTTTTGTAAACTTATATACCTTATCGGGCTTAATTAAGTCCGGGTGAACACAATATTCACTTATATAGACAGGTACTATTTTTGAAACTTTATTTATGAACTTTACAAACCTGTTGTAATCAAACTCTTCATAGTATCCGGTCGTCTCAAAATATGGCGGATCGCAATAAAGCACTATATTGCTATGCTTTGCGGCATTAAATTTATAACATGCAACAAAATCCATATTACAAAATTCATCTATTGTGTTTGAATAATACCTATTTGCGATATTCATATAGTGTGTAAATAAACTTTCAGAAAAAACTTCTTCTCGGTATCTAAAATTTACACTACGATGTAAAGCCGACTGTAACAATACTATAGCGTCACTTTTTATATTCTTATCTTTACCTTTTACGTATTCATAGAATTGAGTTTTAGTCATTGCGTCGCTTCTGTTTATTTTTAACTTTGCCGACGTTATCTTATATAAGAACTCGTTATACTCGTTATATATTACCTTGTTAGGTCTATCCATAATGAGTTCTGAAAAATAGTGACTTACCGAACCACCACCACCAAACATATCAACAAAAGTGATATCCGACAAATTATGATTTGCGGATATCACGTCGTATATCCTGTGGACTATAGCACTTTTATTACCTTTGTATGGGAGACCGTATTGCATGTTACACCCTTATTTGGTTTTTGAATATGTTCCAGTCTTTATTTTTTACAGCTTCCCAAAATTTATCTATAGTGGGAAGTATCGAAGCTATTCTTTTATGGTCATAATGAATGTCGTATATGTGGTATTCCCCCTCGTCGGAATTCAAGTAAACTATAAGTTTCGCCGGTATCGAATTTATTCCAGTTATGAATTGATACCACAAAACTTGATAGTAATAATTGATCGGAACACCAATTTTATTTTGGTTAAAGTTCCTTTCGTAAGAGAATAAACTTGCTGTTTTTATTTCTAGGATATATTTTTGTCTGTTCTTTTTATCTATTACAATACCGTCAACGTTTGCAGTGTAGTATTCTTTTTCGCCATATATAACGCCCGGTTGTAATATCTTGACATCAAACTCTTCTTCGAAGAGTGAGACAATTATTGGCTCCATCATATTTCCATACTCAATGTACTTATTTGTCTTAAAATCAGATTCGACAAAACCACATTTTTCAAGAAATAATTGCTCTGCTGTTTTAAAGTGAGAGTACCCTAAAATTATACCAATGTCTGAACCACCGATAGATTTTTTTCTATCAACTTTTTCGTCTATCATTAAAACCCCTTTGCAAACCTTTCAGCTTGTCTTATATCTATTTCGTCTTTCCATCTATCCAATTCACTTTTACGTTTAATATACTCCGGTTTATCAAATTTTGCAATAATTAACATTCCCTTTTTTACCATTTTTTCATTCCAAGACATGTTAGAATAGTTTTTAACTTCCTCTTGCTCAAAAACAAAAAATGGACTTGACAATGAACAGTTCAGCATAACGGACGCACCTGAAAAATCAGACATGTATCGTCTTATAAATCTCAAATTTATAAACAATTTATTCCAACCTAAATCCGGCAATCTTTTTGTTAGCATTATAAATGGAATTCGCTTTTTACTTTCAACGAGATATATAAAATGATCGTCCACATGAAGCCTGTAAAACTTATCATACATATTTTCCAGAGTGTCGAGTTCGCACAAATACCCTATAGGTCTGCCGGACATTATCGGAGAATAATCTTTTCCGTTTTCGCCGATACAGTCAAACTCGTTGGATTTAAACCACAATTTGCCGTATTTAAAATTAAGAAAAAACCACATATACTTTTTCATTTTAATCTATTCCTAAAGACTTCGCATATATCGTGATCGGCTATTAACGCGCAAATAAAGACGGTGCTTTTACCGGAAATAATAATAGATGGGATCATCGAAAAATTAAATTTTACAACAGCCCCAGTTAAGTCTTCTTTGCAACACGGCAAAATTACATTCTTTATCATGTCTAAGTTTATACTAAATTTATCTATTGAATATCCTGCACAATCTTTTATGTCTGTAGTCAACTCAACAAAAGGCAGGTCGTATTTAGTTGGCTTTTCCTGATGGAGGCATAGTGTCTTTGTTGCGCCGTCGACTATAAAGTTTGGGGTTTTCTCCTTTATCCATTTCAATGTTTCTATGTCACATAAATTGCCGACCTTTCTCCCCATGAGGAACTGTGAAATATTTAATCCGTCGTATGTTATTTCTTCTTCGTTTGTCGGCTTATTCATAAGAATAGCTATATTCTTGTGCCGCACAATCACTTCTGCTTCCATGATATCATTCCTCCATAGAATTGGTTATATAGTTCTTTTAATACGTCAGACTTCTTCATCAGGCTAGATATATTATTGTCTTTCTTTGCGACAAGTTTAATCATAGCTTCCTCAACGGTATCTCTTGTAAAAGAAACATAAGATTTTATCTCGTTGTCAAAGTTCGTTAGCCGCCTAACGCGGCCAACGCACTGCTCCATAAGGCCGGGCGTCCAAGCGCATTCCATAAACCAGACATTGGAACAGAACTCCATATTAAGTCCAGTTCCTATTGTCCCTATTGTTCCGCACAGGCATTTAACATTACTGTTTTTCCATTGATTAACCTTTTGAACTCTGACTGCCGCTGAGTCTTTTGATGTAATTTTTATAGCGCCGAGTTCCTCGGCCATTGTATCAAGAACGTCAATGTGGTGACAAAAAACTAAAACTTTGCCATCTAGGCTATTTATAATTTTTGCGTCCCTTGAAGCACGACGCATAGCCAGCTTTCTCCTGTGCTCATTAAACAAGACCAAACTCTTATTAGTCTGTATTTTTGCTAATTCTTTGCCAAGTGCTTTAGCTTCCAAATCATACTTTTCAGGTTTTGCGTGTCTGACATATATTTGTTGTATAGGTGGTATGTTATAAACGTCATTAAACTTTCTAGCTATTAAGAACTTTTTAAGTGTTCTTTTTAACTCTGCGCAGTTTGTGGGTCTTGTACATATTAAACTCCTACCAACCTTTATGCCGCCGTTGAAGTATCTGACAAAGTGCGTATAGTTTATATACTTGCCGGAATGTAAAAGGTATAGTTGCGTCCATAGTTCGGCTGGTCTATTCATGACAGGTGTCCCAGACAACAACAATTTGTTTTTTACGTGTAAAAAATATTTTTTAACAGCCTTGAATCTCCCGGAGTTTGGGTTCTTTATATAGTGGCTTTCATCAAGTATCAAAAAATCACAGTTAGGACTATACGCTTTATTTTTAAAAGTGTCGTAAGACTCAATAAAAAACACTGTTTCAACGTTTTCAAATTTTTGTATTTCACAGCGCCAGTTTTCCATGATACCTGCAGGACATAATACAAATACACGTTTAGCCCCTGATGACACTGCGGCAGATATTGCGGTAATAGTTTTTCCTAAACCCATTTCGTCTGCTAGTATCGCGCAATAATTTTTATCAATTATATCAAGCACTGCTTCACGCTGGTGTTTTTTTAACATCTTTAACGCCTTTTGTCCACATATATTAAATGTTGTTTTACCCCATTGTCTCTTATTGCAAAAGGGGTTCTAGTAAAGTGACCTTTAACGAAAGTGGCCTCGTCTGCACCGTAACTAATAAATTCACTTTTCATTTCTGCATATTTTTTATACAATAAAAAGTGTATGGATCGCTTGCCACTAAATGTTGCCGAAAAGACCATATGCATATAAGGTTGCATAAATGTCCATTGTTCATTTATTGGATATTCGTCAAACTCGACAAGAAAAAGCGGCTCTTCAATAACGTTTTCTTTCCGTTGTCCAATACCGTCATAAGTACATATAGACATCTGCACAGTTTTTTTTGTTCTAAATGTTGACAATGAAAAGTTATAGTCATAAAAATACCTTATGCCATCGTCTGTCAAAGAGTCCAATAAATCAAAATATTTCCGAGGTTTTACATTTGACACAGGTGGTTCTATTATTTTTTTGACCTTAGACTTAAAGCAGACTTTTGCTAATTCTTTATTCGGCTTAGGAAACTTTAATCTTGGTGACATTAATTTTGTCTTAGTTTGACTGGCCCTTTCAACTGCCCTTATAATAGCGCCCTGATCGGCCGAATTCTGCGCGATTGCAAACAGCGCGGATGTTATATCATCCGGCTTATACCCGGCGCGTAAGGCCCGCAGAACTGCCGAAAACAGGGCATTATTAAACCCGCCCGAGCCGGGGCGGGGCAATCCAGATATTATGTCGTCTAATTCAACACTTTTAGATATAATTATATCCATTTTATAGTAGACTCCACTTTTTTCTTAGGCATCCACATCACTCTGCCTTTCTTAGTCTTTATTATTCCTCTATCAGTCAACTGGTCAAGGACATCATGCAAAAGAAAATTGTCTCTTCTAAACTGTTCATAGACCTCGTGACTTATTCCGTCCGCTCCAAAATAATTTCTTATACGTTTTATCTTCTTTTCATTTGGATCAATGTCTATTATCTCCCTGTGTTTTAACTCGACCTCGCACCGCATACAATAATCATTTATTTGTACGGCGTCAAGAAAATCATCAATTCCGACAAGTGGCTTTTTATTGGCCAGTGCAACATTTCCTGCGAGGTGTAAAAGCCTTGAATAATATATCGAAGCGTCGTCAACGTTGTCAGTTTTATTTGATATATACTTATACATCCTTTTTGTTGCAACGTCGTCCCATTTTATCACCTCTGGAGAAGATGTATAAATATAAGATATTATGTCTTGGCATTCACTGGAGAGTATTGATATGTCCTCGGATGGCACAAGGAACGACTCGACGCTATCTACAGACTCGTCCAAAAAAGCAATCGTGCGTCTTTTATCCCCGGACTCAGCGTCTTGCGAAGCGGACATATATTGCATTTTGGTTGATAGTTTCAAAGACGTGAATCTTGGCGTGAATGAATCAGTTGGATAACAATTTTTTACAGTGTTATCAAAATGAAAATGTGTATCAAACAACATCCTTTCAAGTCTGCCGAGGCCAAAACTGTGAGGCGACATAACATTCTCTTTCAACCTATCACCGGCCTCGTCAACTATTGAAACAATTGTTTTTGGACGTTTCCTTATCACGAACGAGCCATCTTTTTCTTTTTTGAATTCTGCGTCCGCTATAGCCGCCTCTAAAAACGCCGAAGAGGCCGGAGAACAAAATACAACGTGTTTATCTTCTCCAAAAACTTTTTTTAGCGCTATTTTTAAAATACTTTTCCCTGTCCCGGAACCTCCAATATAAACAATAAAACACCTTAAAGCCCACGCAGACGACAATCTAGAATCATAGATTTTTACAGCCATATTGTTGGCGGCTATATTCGCCGCCAACAAATGACACGCCGTTGCAACTATTTTATTGCAACAGTTTGTTTTCAATTTAAAGACTTTCCTTTTACGCAGGAGTAAACCGCCAAAACAAAAGACCCTTTTTCGTAAGTTGGCTTAGTGAAGTATTTTGCAATGTCGTACCCACCGTCCGCGCCGTTTAACAACATGGCAGAACAATAGTTCAATATTCCTATTCTAGTAGACTCATAATCGGTTACGCCTTTTATAAGCTCCGCGATTGTGGACCAATTTTTTCTTTTGACGATGGCGTAAGCGATATTGCCGCCAGCGTCATCCTGTGACGACATAGCCGGTAATATTTCACCGGTTTTTATAAAGCCATCGACAATCTTAATAAATTCTCTTGCTGAACCGGAGGACGCAGCGGCACACTTTCTCAGGTCTTCAGTATCAACATCAACGTCAGAGTTTTTAACGTACCACCTGACGAGCTCCACTTCTGTAAGCGGGGCAAAGTCAAACCTCGAAAGTCTCGTAAGCATGGCTTTAGGTATCTTGTTTGGCTCGGACGTAATGAATATAAATTTTGTCGTTTCAGGCGCGTCCTCAACAGGCTTAAGAAGAACTTGCCACGCGGCTGTGGTGAGCTGGTGACATTCATCAAGTATATAAAATCTGTATTTTGAGCTAAACGGTGGTGACGTGTATGCTTTTTCAAGGTCGCGAGCCATTTCAACGCCGTTCTGTGACGAACAATTAAGTTCCCTCCAATCAAAATTTGATATGTTAAATGTGTTTTTGAGCACCCTTGCTGAAGTTGTTTTACCGCAACCGGTAAAACCGACAAAAAGCATACCGTTGGGAATGCTTTTTTCGACTGTTTTTTTCAGCGCCTTTACTGTACTTCCTGCCATGTCATCAAACGTTTGAGGACGTAGCGTAACATATAAATCCATATTATACCTCAAAGGGCGACCGGGGAAATCCCGGTCGCGTTATATGATTATTCAACTGATTCTGCACAAGCCTTTTTAACTTTGCATTTCGAACACTCCGGCTTCATAAAACTGTCTTCGCCGTAAACGTGACCGAACGGACATTCACCGCTTGCCGGTTCAACTTCGGCGCTTTCAACTTCGGCGCTTTTCTTTTTTACGACCTTTTTAGTTTTTTCTTCGACTTCGGGTTGTTCGTCAACTTCGGTCTTTTTGTTGACTTCGGGCTTTTTGTTGACTTCTACGTCAACATCTTCGTCTTCATCATCTTCTACGTCAATGATTTTTTGAGCGGTTGATTTTTTGACCTGCACATCATCATCTTCATCGTCGTCCTCTTCAATCTTTCGTTTTCCGTTGAACCTATTACGATTCGGGACGTCGTCGTCATCGTCGTTACGACTTGCTTTGCGGCGCGGCTTGACGTCATCGTCGTCGTCGTCGTTACGAC